ACTGTGTCTACGGCCTCAGCCGTACCTACTACAACTCCTATTTCCATCATGGAAGAACAAACTCCAGACCTGGAGCTTCTTCGTGCTGAGGCCTCCGAGGCCAAAGCAAAAGAAGCTGCTGAAATGCTTGCCCTTGGTAAGCGCACTCACAACATTGATCTTGCCCAAGAATTCGTTATGAATTCTCGCGGCATTGACGAACTTCGCTCCGCTCTTATTGAACAAATGGGTTCTAACGCCAAGCCCGTTGACACCACCGCTGGTGAAATCGGCCTTTCACAAAAAGAAGCTCGCAGCTTCTCCTTCCTTCGTGCCATCAACTATTTAAGCAATCCTGGCGATCGCGCTGCACGCGATGCTGCTGGTTTTGAAATTGAGGCTTCCGAAGCTGCTGCAGCCAAGCTTGGCCGTCAGTCTCGTGGCATCACGGTCCCGTCTGACGTTATGCGTCGTGACCTCAACGTTGGCACGGCTACTGCCGGTGGCAACCTTGTTGAGACCGAGTTGGATGCAGCCAACTTCATCGACCTGCTGCGTAACGCATCAGCACTGGATCAAGCTGGCGCAACTGTGTTGACTGGCCTTTCTGGCAATGTCAACATCCCTCGTCAGTCAGGCAGTGCAACTGCTTACTGGGTCGCTGAGTCCGGTTCCCCAACCGAATCACAGCAAACCATCGATCAAGTTGCGCTTACGCCTAAGACCTGTGGTGCTTTCACCGACTTCAGCCGTCGTCTGCTGATCCAGTCCTCCATCGACGTGGAGAACATGGTGCGTGGCGACCTTGCCAAAGTGCTTGCTTTGGAAATTGACCGCGTTGGCCTTTACGGCTCCGGTTCTTCCAACCAGCCCTTGGGTCTTAAGGACACCACTGGTGTTTTGACCGAAGACTTTGCTGCTAACACCCCAACATTCGCTGAGGTGGTTGCGCTTGAGTCTGACATCGCTGGCGCAAACGCCTTGCTTGGTTCACCTGTTTATCTGATGAATGCCGCAATGCGCGGTGCTCTGAAGACAGCAGAAAAAGCCAGCAACACTGCTCAGTTCATCTACACAGGTGATGAAGTCAACGGCTATCGCGCCGTGGTTTCAAACCAAGTTGCAAGCAACGATCTGTGGTTCGGTAACTTCTCCGACCTGATCATGGCTTACTTCTCTGGCTTAGATCTGATGGTTGATCCTTACACCGGCAGCACCTCTGGCACCGTCCGAGTGGTTGCGCTGCAGGATGTTGACGTGGCAGCCCGCCATGGTCAATCCTTCAGCCGTGGTAACAACACCCTCTGATCATGAAGATCAAGATCCGTAAGCAAGTTGTGCTAGCGGGTCAGGTGGTTCGGATTGGGGAAGTCGTTGAGGCTTCCCTGGCCGACGCCAACATCCTGATCGGTAGTGATCTTGCGGAGGTTTACAACGAACCTCCTGAAGTCGAACAACCCGTCAAACCCAAACGCCGGAGGAAGGCAACCAATGACGATCCAAAATCTGGGGACTAAAACAGAAGTCCTCAACGTTCTGCCAAGCGATGTGGTGACAGCCACAGGCGTTGGTTCTGCTGTTGATCTGCTCGACTACGAGGGCGACATCGCTGTGTCTCTTGATGCCGAGGCTGGTGGCGGCTCTGTTACCTATGCAGTCAAACTGACTGAGTGCGACACGTCCGGTGGTACTTACACTGACGTTAGTGGCGGTGGATTCACCACCAGTGGTGCCAACGCTGCGGTAACTGAAAAGATCAGCGTCAACACTGATTCGATTCAGCGTTTCATCAAGGCCAGTGTCACAGTTGCAGGTGGTACAGGTGCTGGCGCAATCAGCGTTGTCGCCTTTGGTTCTAAAAAGTACGGCTGATCATGGCGATTCAAGATACCTTTGCTTTTCTAAATACAGAGGAGTTTGGAGTTACCTGCCAAATTGGCGGTGGTTCTAATTTTGTTGGTATCTTGGACTCGGCTGTAGATGTGATCGCGGGTGGTGTGGCTTTAAGTCGAGAGTATTTGCTGATGGCAAAAACTTCAGACTTAAGCTCTGCCTCTCGCGGCACTTCTATTAATGTTGCATCTGAGGCATACACCGTCAGGGAGATACGCCCTGTCGATGATGGTCTCTTCTCTGAGCTTTTATTGACCAAAGACTAATGGCAGACACAAGGCGTGAATTGATTCTTGCTCGAATTAAAACGAACCTTGACTCTGCTACTGGCGCAACGGTTTACCGAAGCAGGGTTGAACCATTGGCGCGTGGCGAAGTGCCCGCAATCATTGTTGAACCGGTGTTGGACCAGCCGTCCGAACAGTTTAGTAATAAATTGCAATGGATTTTGCGCGTAAGAGTGACGGTAATGGTTCGTGCTGAACTCCCTGACAACGTTTCTGACGCTTATTCACAGCAGGTTCACAACCTGATCATGGCTGACAGCACAGTCAACGGCTACGCTTTGGACATTGACCCTGATCGCGTTGAATTTAGCTTGTTCGAAGCTGATGCGCCGTTAGGGGTTGTTAGTATGGATTATCTGGTCAAATATCGCTCAAGCCGCGTTGACCTGACATCAGCGTAGGGTTGGCTTGCGGAAGCAGTTAACTTAAACTGATGCAATAAACATTGCCCTTCATCTGAGGCCTTACACATGGCAAAACTAGCCCGAGTGAGGTCCATCCTCGCTAAAACCGAGTCAAGTTACGGAAGTGACAGCACCCCAACAGGTTCGTCAAACGCGATTCAAGTTTCAGCCCTTGAAATCAATCCAGCTGAATCTGAAGTCCTTTCCCGTGATTTGATTCGCAGTTATCTGGGGAACAGCCCACAGCTGATTGCAAATACTCGCGTCAGCGTTACGTTCACCGTTGAGTATTCAGGATCCGGTGCTGCCGGTACAGCGCCAAAATACGGTCCTTTGCTTGAAGCCTGCGGGTTTGGCGAGACAATTGTCTCAAGCACTTCAGTAACTTACGCACCAATTTCAACAACGCCTGAATCAGTCACGATTTACGTTGACAGCGACGGCATCCGGCACAAAGTAACTGGAGCGCGTGGCTCATTCAGCATTAGCCTTAACGCCAACCAAATTCCGGTTTACAATTTCACAATGACTGGGCAATATGTTGCCCCAACAGATACAGCGTCACCGAGCTTGACGTTTAGTAATCAGGCAGACCCTGAGATCTTTAACGATACAAACACCACTGCTTTTACGCTGTTCTCAGCCACGGGTTTGGCGTTGCAATCTGCCGAAATTGAGCTTGGCAATGAGGTGGTTTACCGAGAACTGGTTAATTCAACCAAAGAGGTAATTATCGTTGATCGTGCGGCGACGGCTAATTTCGTGATTGAAGCCCCAGCGTTGTCAGTCAAAGATTTCTTTGCTCTTTCTGTCGCTGGGACATCAGGCAATTTAAGTATTGTTCACGGTGCAACGGCAGGCAACATTATTACCTTAACTTCTCCAGCAACCGGTTTGTCATTAGGCAACCCAACGTATTCGGAGGATGCAGGCATTGTTATGTTGAACGTTCCTAGTACCATGGTCCCAAGTTCGTCGGGTAACGACGAAATTACACTTGCTTACACCTAACCTGCATGGCTTTCGTTCTTAAAAAAGTTTCTTCTTACAAGTGGCCTGTTGCCGTTGACGTTCCTGTTGACGGCGGCAAGTACAAGAAAGAAACTTTTACGGCAATCTTTAAAAAGATGAGCCGCTCAGCTTTTAACGATCTAATTGAGCAAGGCGACGATGCTTTGATTGGTGAGATCGTTGAAGGCTGGGAAGGCATTAAAGACGAGGATGGCGAGGATGTTGCTTACAGCGATGAGGCACAGGCTGAGTTGTTTGACGATCCTTATGTTCTGCGTGGTGTAATTACTGCTTACTCAGAAAGCCTTACGGGGGCACAAGCAAAAAACTAGAGGCCGCCGCTAAGCATTGGTGCGAAGGCGGCGGTGTCTTTGACGAAAGCATTGACGACTTGATGGCTAAGGGCATGGAGCCTGGTGAGATCAATGCGATCCGCAAGGCACGTAAGGCTGCGGATTTTGAAGTGTGGGAAGAGAACTGGGATATTGTTGCAATGTTCCTAAGGATGCAGACACAGTGGAATGTCAGTATGGGCGGGGTTTCTGGTTTAAATTACTCGTCGATGGACTACCTCTGTAGACTGTATGAAGTCAAGGATCCTGTCGCTCTTTTTGAAGGCGTACAGGTGATGGAACTAACCGCACTCGCCAGCCTGAACAAGAAGGACTCCTAATGGCCAAGGTTACAACCGACTTAAAAGTTGTTATAAGAACCGCTGGCGATGCTGTTTCTCCCTTC